AAAAGATAAACACCTGCCACTCCTCAGAATGGCAGGTGTTTTTTGTTATAGCCCTTGACTAAACTATTGGTTTTTCCTCTTAAAGACAACAGTCCTGCTGTCCAATCTCACAGGGTGAAGTCCTTCAAGTGAGCCATACTTCCGTAGTTTCAAAGCTTGTTGCCTACACTTAAGCAAATCTTCTGGTAAGGCTAAATTCAATTGGTCTTTCATACTCTTTACGATTAAATTAATTGGTTATTAAATCAATCCTTCATCGGCAAAACTGAAATATTCTTTTGAAGTGCAAATGATATGGTCAAGAAGAGTGATGTCAAATAGCGAACAGGCATCCTTCAGAGTATTGGTTGCCGACTTGTCCGTTTCTCCTGGCATTGCATTACCGCTTGGGTGGTTATGAGAAAGGATGATAGAAGAAGCGGCACACTTCAGAGCTGTGGCTACAATCAGCTTGTTGTCTACCACTGTTGCATTGATACCGCCCTGACTGACTTTAAACCATCCTATCGTGTTGTTTGCCCTATTGAGGAACAAAGCAATACAGGTTTCATTCAACTCAATGGTGTCTTGGTCATACAACTCCTTCAGGAAGAAGTAAGCATCTCTTGAACTCATTATCTGAACCTTCTTTATCTCTCCTGTCTTATACTTCAGGGTTATCTCTGGGATTGAGCCTTTGTAGTGTTTCATTTCTTCTCCTCCCATTAAGACATTAGTAATGATTTAAGCTCTCCCTCTCTCTTCTTTGGGAATACCCATCCTGAACCGCACCAAAGCCTAAAGTTGAATCTCCCTCCCAACTCCTTGAGTTTATCCTTCACTGGCTTGGTATCTCCTACCACTACCAGTGCTTTTGTAGAGTATTCAATCAACTTCAGATTCTTCCCTTCTGCAATAGGCTCTACTTGGAGTAAGTCCTCTTCCTTCTCTTTCTCAATCTTGATCCTGAACGGTTGATTCCATTTGCCTATTGCAAAGTGGCAATAGAAGTTCACACAGAAGTAATCTGACATTATATCTGAATCGTCGTAGTTGTAAGTCATCAAATATTCGTGCATATCTGCCATAACCTTTTTTGCCTCCTCTGTGAGCCTCTCATCCTCTTTGATGTAGTATTGGTTTAGTTGGAGATAACCGTTCTCATTCTCTCCTTTAAACGCTTGGAATGGGGATGACATAAGGTGGATATAGATTGACCTATACCCATCCTTTGTCACCGAAAATGTGCATTCTGGGTACTTCTCCTTTGCATAGGCTCTTACCCTTGCTGCGATGTCTTTTAACGACAATTTTGAGTCGTAATTCTGTCCTTTGAATGTTGTGTCTGTCATAAACTGAAATGTTTGAAATGGTTAATAAATGTCAAAATCGCTGACGCCTCTTGTATGAAATGCTGATTCAAGTTCCATAATGAAATCCTCTCTCTCATCCTCTGTCCCGGTATGGGTTATTGCCCATACATTGGTGCTAATCTGTTTCAACTTGCTTCTCAAGAACCTATCATCTGAAATGATGTCAAATGCTCTTGGCGTCTCTCTCAATGCTACTTCAAGTGTTGTCATAACTTCGTGATTAGATGGATTTAGCATAGTCTCTTAATATCTTCACTTCTCTCTTGGTCAGGCTACCTAACTTGAAGTGGAAGGAAATAATCTTCTCGGGGTCAAATGCCTTCTTTATCTCCGAGAGAGGTTTGCTGAATAGTTCTGAATAGTAGTCCTGACACTTTTCAGGTGGTGCAAAGAAGTGGACTGCGAATGGGCCACTTGCAAGGACTTTGATGTCATACTCATCACACCCTGTAAGCCTTCCAGTGGTCTTCTCTGCTTTTTCAATAACTTTTTGAATTTCTACACTCAATCTTACTCCAATCTTGAGGTCGTTAACAATGCTTTGTCTCATAAACTGTTTTTGAATTTGGTTTTGTTAAGTAATTCAAACTTAACTTGTTAAGGTTAATTTTCCAAAATATTTAACATCCATTTTCTATTGATTTACAGACATTTACATAGGCATTTGTATCTTTACGGAAGGAGTCTGGATTTTGACCAGACCACCTTCACTTTGAACGATATGAGAACCGAGAAATCGGCTTTTAAAGAATTTGATTGTCATCGCATATCAATACATCTCCGACTATTATATCATTGATTCCTGACATTACCACTTCTCTTGTGGCTTTGATATTTACTGGTAGTCCCATTAGCTTTCCCTCTTCGTTTACTACCATCAACCTGTTGTCTGAGAGGTAAACCAGTTCTATGTATCCTCCTACGAATTCATTTAGTTCATGTAGCTTGAAGAATGTTCCATTCTGTGGAGTTATCTCCTGAATCTCTCCTGTGGTAAGAATGTGTTGTGCCATAGTCTCTGCCCTCCCTACTTATCTGATGAATAATGTCCAACTTGGCTCTATCCCGATGGTGTATCCCTGACGGATGCAACTTGCGATGTACTCACTCAATGCTCCCTTCTCAAACACACACTCACATTCAATGTAGTAGCCTAATTCAGAGTCTTCAGCGATGCCTTGCTCAATCTTATCGGCTATCTTGAAAAACAGGTCTTTGTTTTGTTCTGTCATCTCGTAGTTGGTGTTCATCTCTTCCATAGTGTTGAATTGTTTTGTTATTGAATTATGATTCAAACTTCTGAAAAAAGTGTTTGTAATACAAGCAGAGTTCAAAACATTTTCAAAACATTTTCATCCATTCAACTATTTGTTCTATTGGACACTATGAAGGTGACTCTTATTTTCTCTGATGAAATATGGAGGGTTCGGGGAAGAGTCTATTTTCTCTTTGTGTGAAAGATACCAGTCACTGAAGTTTTTAGGAGGTTTCTTGATTTCATTCTTGGATTTGAGTGTAACATCTTTCCCTGCAAGTACCTTCTTCTGGTAAGTGATAAACTCCTGCTGTGTGGCAAGGATGGATACCACCTGACAACGACATTGAGGATGCCATCCCAAGAAGAGAAAGGATTTAGGATACCTGCCTTTGAGTGCTTCGCATATGTCGCAGGAGAAAACCTTATTTGACCTTTTCACCTCATATCCCACTACGAAATCCAGTTGTTGCCACCTGATGTGGTCAGACATCCTGTAAGCCATATTCACCTCTGTCCTTGTCATCCTGAGGGCGTTCTTGTATGAACTGCGATATACTCCTCCTCCTGGCGAATACTCCTTTGCCCTTCTGGAGAGATGAAGCCTTCCTCTTGTGTCAGCCACCCTCCTGAAGAGCATCTTTGGTTCTTTTAGATACATACGGACATCTCTGCTCAAGTCCTGTGCTGAACGACCATCAAACAAGCCAAGATCCAGAGCCATCTCTAACTCACCTCTGAATTGATTGCTATAGTTCCACACCCTGTCAGAGAGGTTGAGTCCATTCATCTTCCTCTGTTGGAAAGATTCCAACGCTTGTAGGTTTCTGCTGTTGTATCTGCCCTTTAGCTTGTCATCCATCTTCATTATCTTGGAAAGGAGATTGACCATTTCGTCATTCTTCTCACTAGCCTTCATCCATTCCGATTTAGTGGCCTTTTTAACGACAAAGAGGATGTTGGAGGAGAACTTATTCATCAACCTGCCAAACCTCGCTTTAACCTCTGGGAAATCGTCAATACGAAAGGGTTTAGTAATGTCTGGAGAGATGGAGGAAACTATCTTCACTGCTTCGTTGGCAGTAGTATCAAAGAGCATCTCAATCTGGAGGATGTACTTCTCTACCCTGATGAAATGCTCCTTGTCATACTCCAATCCTATCTTCTTTGGATTGACTCTTCTCATACTGTGGTAGGCTCAAACACTGAAAAACTCCTTTCTCTCTCTTCCTCCTTCTGTATCCTGTCTGCCTCCGATTTGAAGTCAGTAGTCCAGCCAAGCCTCTTGATGCCTTCAAGCTGTGAAGCTATCTGCTTACCTCCAGTAGCCTTGATAATCTTGTCTATCTCTGCCGACTCATCATTCTGAACAAAAGGGGTGATGATATGCTCCACATCCAGGCTGTTGATGCTATCTTTCCATTTGGTGTTCATCTGACCAAGAAAAGCCTTGATTACATTGCACTCTCTGTCAAGGAACTCTATGATGTCGCCACTCTCATCTCCTACCTTCAGGTGAGCATCGGTGAGAAGGGTCTTCCTTGCTTCTCCACTGATAACACCCAAAGACTTGACATTCTCCATAGAGAGGTTAGGGAGTTGAAGTTCCTCTTCCATGTTCTGTTTCAGGGTGGAGATGTAATACTTCATTGCCTCTATCTGCTGTTGCCAAGTGACATATTCAATGTTGCCATCTCCTTCAAGCTGATACACCTCCCTTGCCTTATCTCCAGATGGGAGGTTACCCATAAGTTTGCCGTTTTATGGCTAGTACCGGTGCAGAGTTTTTCCTGATGATATCGCTCTCTCTTGATAGGGTTAGTTCTATCTCTTGCGTGTTGTTAGTGGAGTTCTCCCATATAGGCTGTGTCCTCCACAGGTAGATAAGAGGGTGTTTTAGGATGATTATAGGCTCTCCATCAATGATTATATCCCACTTACCATCTACCTCCTTCCAGAGATAGTGATGAGTGTCTGTGTATGTCTCAAAGTAGTTGATTTTCTCTCCATCCACATCGTGTGAATAGGCAAAGCTCATTGCTACCATATCCCTGTGCTTGTCAAAGAGTGGGTAGAGTTCTGCCTGTTCTATTCGTGAGAATTTCTCATCCATAGGAGAGTATGACCTGCATCTCAGTTTGTAGTCACAAGGGAATCCGTAAGCGTTGTGCTTTGACTTGACTACATACCATATCGTTGCTATCTCACAAGAGGCAAAGTAGGCGTGCATCCGTTTTATGTTCTCGCTGTCTATCCTAGCCATCTTGTATATCGCCTCTATGGCTTTTGCCTGTTCCTCCTTCTCTGGATTGTTGTCTGTTGAATAGACTCTCTTCACTGGTATAGAGAAAGACATCTGTGTCATCCTCCTTGAAGCTATCTTCTGCATTCCGTATGTTACCCTTGCCACTGGTTCTATCGTACCATTCTCCAGTACCTTGTCTGGCCTTAACCTCTTGTCTTCCACTATGGCGTGTTGTGCTGTGTCGTATTCTTTGACCAGAGCACCCCACTTGGGTACATTAACTGACTTCTTCTTCAGGCTAGTGATTATCTCTTCCACACTTTTGCCCTCTCTCACAATCTCTTCCACTCTCATAATCTATCTTTTATCTAAAATCACTCAATATCTTTCTCTCATCAACTATCCCTTCCACTCCATGTGGGTAGAAGGTGTTTGCCAAGCTGTCAAAGTAGTCTGTAGACCTCTTTAGTCGTTTCTTTATCTCCTCTTTTGCCTCTATGATTATGCTTCCGTTACTTTGGAACTTCCACTTGATCTCGGTTGCTTCCTCTGTCAGTCTATCGCAGGGAGGCAGACAGGCGTTGTGCCCATTCTTGGGGTTGAGCCAGTCTCTCACTGCCCAATACAGATAGGCTCTCATATTGGCGAAGGTATAGACTCCAGTGTGGTCATTCAGACCGTGTGCTCCTTCAGAGTATTTGCAGGAGAAGGCATTGAGATAGCCCAACTCCTGAAGCCTTGAGAACACCCCTGCTCCCTCTCCTATGGTGTCTATGTAGGCTGTTGCCCTCTTCTTGTTTAGTGGATTGACAAGCATACCTGCTATGTGCATATGGTCTGCCTTCCCTCCTGACTGATGGGAATCAAACCTCTCCACGAAGTTGTCATAACGATAACACAGGACACTGGCATCTCTACCCATACCTGCTACATCCACACCTATTGTCGCAGGTGCGGTGATGGTGAATCCCTGCTCCTTGAAGTAGGCCCATCTCTTGTTAGCCAGTTCAATCCACTCATAGGGGATGAGCACATCTTCATCCACTTTGGGAAACATACCAAGCACTTTTACCCTGAATAGGTCTCTTGGTCTGTAAACTAACCCCTCCCAGTGGAAGTCTCCCTCCCCTTCGTCAAAGTCATCTTCGCTTATGGGTGTTGCCCAGTTATCCACTTTGTCCTTCACCCATTCGTAGTCCACTTGCCCGGGTATAGTCACTTTCTTTGAAACCACATTCTCTGCATTGAGGGAGTTGAGCCTGAACCTTGCAAATCGGTCAGACTTCATTGCTCTCGCTGCATACCCTGTGGTTATGTTGGGATTGAACACTATCAGTAGCCTTGAGTTACCTTGCAGGTTACCCTCTATGGCGTTGAAGGTGTTATCCGATATACCTGTGGCCTCTGTTATGACGAACATCGTGTTTACAGCGTGAAAGCCCGACCAAGCCTCCGTAGCATCATCACTTGCCTTGAAGCCTGTGAGAAACCACTCTTCATAGTCGGTGCGTATGTCGTCAGCCACCAACCGCCCTGGCAATACTTTGGCATTTCTGTAAAGCCTTCGTATCTCGGGTGTCATAATGTTGGATACCTGCCTTCCAGTGGGTGCTGTAAGTGCTATCTTGGTGTTGCAGACAAGCTCTCCCTTCTTGTTGAACTTGGGTGTCAGGTAAAGGAAACAGAGGGCTGAACAGGCCGCTACGAAGTCCTTGCCCCTTGATGTGCCACTGGCCACTGCTGTTCTTGGGTTGTGTTGGACTGATGTGATTATATCCTGTTGCTCCTTGTCAAGCCTTGCCTTCAATACATCCCTCACAAACCTGTTCCAGTCTGCTTGCCAAGATTTATATAGTGATATGTGTTTTTCATTGACTCTCATCCTCTTCAGTAGCTGCTTTCATCAACTCAATAAATGGATTGACTGTTACATCTGCCTGTACTGTCTCAATGTAACCACGATGCTTCCCCTTTGTCTTTAGGAAGAAAAATATTGAAGCCTCCTTCTGCTCTCTGATGTTTTTCTTGAGCATTGACTCTGCAAAGTCAACAGCCTCTTCATTCAGTTCATCTATCCTCTCCTTGAAGCTCTCATCTGTCTTACACCAGTGGTAGAATGTGTTTCGGGAAATCTTCACCACTTTACAGGCTGACGATACATTGCATAGTGTTTTATCATATGCGTCAATAAATGCCTTCTTTCTCTTCGCCACTATGGGCCTCCTCTGATGAGAAGACCCTTTCCCTTTTTCTTGTGTCATATTTTGTCAGAACAATCTTTGCACTCCATCGTCTGGCTTGTCAATACTCCTTTGGTTTGAAGGTTGTCTGACGAAGCCATTTATGGTCTTGCAGGTTTTCTTTGCCTCTCTCTCTTCTTCTGTCAGTTGGAAGAATTTCTCGTGCCACTCCTTTCTCTCCAGTTCCATCTCCACAGGGCAGAAAGGCTCTACCTTGCTACTCTCATCATGGAAGTATTGAATACTCCTGCCCTTCATCTTGCCCCTGCGTGTGTGAACATCCAAAGCATAGTCAGGTATCTCAAGGTTATGTGTCTCGTGCTTGTGATGGAAGTAGTTCTTTGTCCAGTCTATCAGCCTTGATTTCTTTGCCCTGCACAGAAGCACTATGGCGTGGAAGAGCTGAAGCCTTATCTGGTCTCCTGTCTTCTCCTGCTTGAGCCAAAAGTAAGAGTCGTGCAAAGCCTTTATCGTGGCAGGAAGATGTGGCTCTGCTATGCCGACATCCTCACTGGTAATAATCAAGATCCTTTTCCAAATGTATTTGTCATATCCTGAGTTGTAGAGTTCGGTAGCCCAATAACAAGCCTCCTCCTCCCTGTTCCTTCTTACTGCTTTTTGAAATGCTGAACTGACCTCAAAGAAGTCGTAACCTTTTTTGGTTAATAATTGAAAATCCTTCTCTGCCATAATTTAATTAACTGATTTACAACCAAATATACAAAATTAAATTGAGATTACAATGCTGATTTACAAGCATATGCACTGATATCCAAGTCAATTTTGTACCATCGGTCAATGGGTTTGGTTGTAAGCTTTGGGAAGTCTTTTCGCAGGTACTCCAGTGTCTGCTTTGTCAGGGCAGTCCTATCCAGTACCTGAAACCCTCCTTTGTTGGTTCCATCTTTGAATTGCACTCCAATCCTGCCATAAAGAAGCGTGTAATAGCCATTTTTAAGCGAATAGAGATACAAAGCGACATCATCGTTATGTTTGACATTTTCGTTGATGAAAAGGAGTATTTCTGGGCGAATAATCCATCCGTGAAAAAGCTCACAGTTCCTGTGGGTGTACTTGCGTTTCTTGCCTATGGATTCCCAAAGGTGATTCTTGGGGTCAAGGAAACGAACCGCTCCGAGGTGTTTATCATTCCTGAAGTCAGGGAGGATATCTTCCAATGCCTTGTCAATGATTTCTGCTGACTGACCAGATTTGCCATCCCCAAAGTGTTTAGAGATGAAGCCTGAACAGTCGTCATCAACCCTGCAAACTAAGTCGTATCCATTCTCAATGGCGTATCTGCCAATGAAGTGCATAACATAACCTATTCCCATATTATCCTTTCCTATGTTGACAAGGTTCTCATTGGGGATAGTGAGTTTATAGTGCTTGTAGTCCTGTGGCTCTACAAACACTTTCCAGTCTGTCTTGACCTGTGGAAGCCATTTCAGGATGGTCTTTTGCAGGTCATATGGTCTTGCCTTTGATGGTATGCTGATTAAAACTTTCATTTCAATAAGGGAATTTTAGTGAGCGTTCTCCCATGTTTACTTTGCTCTTCAGTGCTGTGCTTGTCTTGGTGTGTATCACCTCCCCAAACTTCTTCCTCAGGTAGAGAGTATTTTTCATCATACTCTCTCTTGTCCGGTAGTCGTTGCATCCTCCTATGGCTGTGAAGTTGCCATCAGTGATGAAGGAGTACCTGTTGTCAATGAGGCAGTACCTGTGCTTGTAGATGGTCAGGCAGGAGATGTAGTGGTCTTCTCCTTCCGACATTGACAGGTCATACTCCAGTCCGTGCCCCTCCAAGAAGCCACAAAAAGAGGCGTTCATATATCCTGTGTGTTCCAGTGGGTTGAAGGAGTTGTATTCAAGAGGGTTTCTAATCTTTGAGAAAGAGAAAACCTTTGCACCTATCTCCTTTGCTATGTGTGCTGTTGTCTCCAGTATCTCCCTGATGGTTACTGGGTCATCAACATAAGCCTCTTGGTCACCGAAGGCGAAGTTCCTTCTCACACTGACAACATCATCATCAATCATAAAGACCTCACCGAAGTTGTCAAGAATCCATTGTCTGGTGGGTGTTATCCCTTTTACATTCTTGGGAGTGCCTATCACCTCCACCGATGGGTAGTTTGCCGAGTAGTCATCTGCCTCACTCTCTGGCACTATAAGTTTCAAGTCAGGGAAGTAGGCCAGTGTTCTCACATTGTTTGCCCTGCCCTTTGAGGGACAAACGACAGTCATCTTCTTACTCATTGCCTGTGGCCTCCTCCCATATCTTTTGAAACTGCTGAACAGTGAGCACACGAGCCTCACCTACCCTTGAGTTCTTGTAGTCTTTGCTCTTCTCAAGCCTGAGCACATTTCTAATCCAGTTGAAGTCCAGTTCGTTGTTGCAGAAGATTATCACAGAGTCGTACTTCTCATTGAATTGAGGCACTATGGGCATCTCTGCATTGTCATTGGTTATTGCGTTGAATTTCTCATCAAACTCCGACTGGAGCTTACCTACCTCCTTCTCTGTGAAGCCCACATCAAACAGGAACGACCTGTCAAAGTATTCATGGAGAAGCTCCATATCAAACTCTGCCTGATTCTTGTTTAGGCGAAGGTTGAGTTCCTTCTCCTGTTCAAGATCCAGACAGACCTCAATGCATGGTGCTTCCTCAAACCCCATACTCTCTGCTATCTTCTTTCTCTGATTACCACCTACGATTATGTTTAACCTGTCAGGGTGTGTGTTCACCACCAGTGGCTGTACTAAGCCAAACTTGGTCAGGGAGCGTTTGATATCCTCCCTCTGCTTGGCTGTTATCTTTCTTGGATTATACTCTGGTTCTATCAGTTCATCAATCCTCCTGTAAACCATCTCCACTTCCTTTCTCATTGATGCTCTCTTTTACAAATTTACTAAATTGTGATTGTATTTCAAACACTTAATTATTAACACTTTGATTATGTTCCGATATCTCCACTTCCACTCTTGGAGTGGTTGAATACCGTTTGGTGATTTTCATCTCTGTTATCTGTTTATCATCTCCATATGCTATGTTATTTAAACTATCTGCTACTATCTTCATCAGGTTGTCACAGTCTGGTTTTTTGATAGGAAGGATTATTCCCTTTTCCATCTTCTCTACCTGAATTTTTGAAGTATGCTTCGGGATGGGGAAATATGCCTTTAATTCCATTTTAAGTGGTGTTTTATCATCATATCTCCTTGCTCCCGAAGAGAAGTAGCTTAACCTAACCAACTCCTCATAGTCGCTTGTCTTTTTTGGAGTATAAGCAATTCCCCTCCGAGTAAATCGTGGCCTGCCTTTGGCAACAGGCTCCCCCACAACAATAAACTTTACCATTCCTACCTTCCCTCTTTTGCAATAAATCTCTGTATCGTGACTCGTAATATTTATAAAAATCGGATTTCTTTGACCTTCGGTAATGTATCACAGATGTCCTTGTTACTCCTATGAAATCTGCAATTACCCTATCCTGAATCCCCCTCTCGTGGCATATATTGGAAAACAATGCCTTACTCGCTACAACCTCCATCCTTCTACTCCCACTTTTTATCTGTGCAGTGCTTATTTCAGTGACTGTGCTTATGTCATTTAATATATTTTCCATAAAACCGATTACTTAAAGTACTGATACTATGATAAATGCTTGTAATAAAAAAACTATTTACGGATTAATAATTTGTTGTATAGTCTCCTCCATAG